ATCCGGTTCTGTCTGTGATGCAGGCCAACGCCTGGCTGACCAGCAAGATAAAGCGTCCTGTCCCCGCCGAAGTACCGGCCGAGATCAAACAGGCCGGCGCCCAAGTTGCAAAAGTCGCCTCGACGGGCGGCCTGTACAAGGCCGTCGAGCGCGAGACGATCAGCGAGACGGTATCGGCTGGTGGCGGCGTCTCTGTAAGCGAAACCTACATTCAGGGATCTGTCGCGCTGTCTTCCGGGGAGAGCTTCGCCATGGCGCTTATCTATCCATGGGTCAATGGCACCAACTCCATCGCGATGGTGAGGGGCTGAGCATGGGCATGAAGGACAAACTTCAGACCAAACTGTCCAAGGCGTTTGACGGAAAGCTGGAAGATGCAGTGAGCCAGATCGTCGGCAGCTACAACGGCCCCGGCGTCTTTGACCCGGTCACCGAAGAAACCACGGCTGAAACGATCACCTACACAGGTCGGGGCGTTATCACCGGCTTCAAGGTCGAGCGCATCGACGGGATCAACATCAAGGTGGGTGATGCGAAGTGCGTCATCCTCAGCAACGAGATAGACGCCGTGCCGGACGTAGGCCACACCATCAGCGCCGGCACTGAAAACTTTCTCGTCCACCTGGTTCTTCCCGATCCAACTGGCGCGACGTACCAGCTTCACCTGCGGAGGGCTTGAGCATGGCAAGAGGCTGGAGCATCCCGCCGAGCCTGTTTATGGGCGCCGTTGAACAGGACCTATCGAAGAAGATCAGGACGATCGCGATTCAGTGCCTGAACGAGGTGGTAATGCGAACACCTGTTGATACCGGTCGCGCACGGGCGAACAACCAGCTATCGATCGGCAAGCCGGTTTATGCCTCGCTTGACGCTTACGATAAGGAAGGTGGCGCCACTATCACGGAAGGCGCAACACGCCTAACAGGGCTTGAGCCATACACCGTTGTTTACATCCAAAATAATCTGCCGTACATCGAGCGTCTGGAGGATGGCTATTCCAAGAAGGCTCCCGCCGGCATGTTCGGCGCAGCATTCAATAGCGTGGCGAGGGCCAACCAATGACCTTCGAACAGATCCGGAACATCGTCACCACGCGCATGACGCAATGGACCGGCATCCCGGCGGCGAGTGTCGACTTCCCGAACAACGCGATATTCGACCCGTCCGGGAAGCCGATTTGGGCAAGGCTGGCCGACGTTCCAGGTCTGTCCTCTACGCCAGAAGTCGGCCTGTCGCCATGCGTGCAGCGCACCGGGATCATCATCATTCAGCTGTTTGTACCCAGCTACAAGGGTACGCTCGCCATCACTCGGGCTGCCGATACGCTGGTGCAGCACTTCGAATTCTTCAGCGAGAGCGGTTTCGACTGTTTCGCGGCCTCGGCCGCAACCCTTGGCGATGACGGCAACGGTTGGTATCAGGTCAACGTTAAAATTCCATATCGCGCCTACTGAGGTCGCTGGAGAGCATCAATGCAAAGCCATGACTACGTGCCGGGCGTATCCGGTTGGAAGTATGAAAATGAAGGATCGTTTGAGCTGAATATCGCTGGTCCCGGAATCGAGTCGCCGCAACCAAAACTGGTCACGATAACTGCCGGTCAGTGGCCTGATCGTGAACTTCCAGCCAATGCGATGGAGCGTTATGCCTTCATCGGCGCCGAGTTGTCGAAGATCCCGGTCAAGTACCGAGAAAGCGCAGAGTTCACGACCGAGGACTTCTCATTTGACCGCGACGGATCGGACTACCGCACCACGCTAACCTATGTTCGGCAAGAGACCTCGGAAGAGGCGCAGGATCGTGCAGAGAAGGCGAAGTCTTCCGGTACGCGAGCCTCGGTGGTCAATGGCGTCCTGACTATCACTACCGATGGCGCAGTTCGCTGCCGCATCGGCAATCTGGAAAAGCCAGAGAAGCCAGAGCCCTTCGTGGTAGTTGATGGCGTTGTTTTCGTGAGCGAGGCGTCAATCAAGGATTCCACGATCAAGGCCAAGTTCGCCCCGCAGTGGTCTTTGAAGATGCAGGTCAATGAGCAAGGGCAATACGTTGCCGCCGGTGTCGGACTGGGTATCGGTTCGCAGTTTTTGGTAAGCGCTGACAGATTAACCATCAATTGCATGTGCGGCGGCGGACCTGCCGGGTTCGGCAAGAAATAAACTCCCCTTCGATCCAGTCAATCCCGCCAAGCGCGGGTTTTTTTACGCCCGCAGAAAGGAGACATACCCATGTCGTCAGGAGCAAAGGTCGCCACGGCCTATGTTGAAGAAATAACCCAGGGCGTGACGCCCGCGACTGGCTGGAAAGAGCTGATCCGTACCTCGTTCGGTATCGGCCCAACCCAGAACACCGCAGAAAACAACGAAATTGGCTCGACTCGAATGAGTCAGGGCACCACGCCGACCACGGTTGATGTGGCTGGCGCGATCGGTATGAAGTGGCGCTACGGCGGCGCAGTCGATGATTTCCTGGAGTCGTGTTTCGGCGCGCGCTGGACGGCTGACTCTCTGACCATGGGTAATCAGCGCATCAGCTACTCGATCGCCTCCTACGCGAGCGATGTGACCGTTGCGTCAGTTGCTCGCGGCGCACAAGTGGCATCGATGGCCTTCACCTTCGGCACCGACAACGATGTCACCATTGACACCACGTTTTCGGCGACCGACTGGGAAGACAAGGCCGATGGCACCAGCTTCTTCAGTGCTGCCGCTGCGGAGCCGGACGGCTCTCGATTCAACTTCAAGAACTTCACCGCATTGACTCTGGATGGTGTCGCCGCCTCGGCAGCTAACGGCACCTGCATCAGCGCAATGTCGCTGACCTTCGATAACGCAGTCCAGACGCAGCGCTGCTTGGGCTCGGGTGATGCGTTCGCCGGCAGCATTATCCCGACAACCTTCAGCGCCTCCGGTAGCGTCACCGTGGCCTGGTCTGCCGCTTCCTACGCCCTGTACCGCAAACAGCGTACCGGCGAATCGGTAGCCATGAGCTTCACGCTCGAGAATGCTGACGGTGCTTACACGGTGCTGCTGCCAGAAATGGAAGCGGTAGGCAGTTGGCCGGACGGTGGTGCGACCGACATCATTGAGGTGGAGCTGGCTGTTTCGGCCCGACGCATCCCGCCAACGATTACTCGCGTGCCTGCTGTTACGCCTTAACCGCTAATAATGCAGAGGCCTGAAAGGGCCTCGTTGCTGGGGTACAGAATGACCTTTATTTTGAAAAAGAAAGATCCGCTCGATGCGGTGTCTACGCGATGGATCGAGCCGGCCCCCGGCCTGCGCCTGCAGATCGGATCGTCCGCTCGACCAGGCTACACCAGCGACTACCGCCAGATTCAGCGACACCTTGAATTCGCCTCGCGCCAGATGGGCGTAGGGACTGAAGAGTTCGACATCCTCAAGAAGTCATCGGTTGAAATACCAGATCCAGATATTCTTTTCGTTGAGCTGGCATGCAAGCACCTGATCCTCGACTGGGAGGGTGTTGCAGAGGCAGAAGATCCAGACGCACCTGCGCCGTATACCCCGGAGCGCGGCGTTGTTTTGATCGAGCAGATGCCAGAGGTTTACTTCCTCGCCCTGAATGCTGCCAATGACATCGCCCTACGTCACAAGGAGCAGGTGGCCGAAACAGTGGAAAAGCCCTTGCCGCCTACCGCTGGGCAGCCGAGTGGGCGGGCCCGGAAAACGAGCGCAAAAGAGAAGTCCACGAAAAGCTGAGGGTTTACATCCCTGAGCCGCCAGAGCTGGACGGTCCAACCACCGATATGCTGGAAGCCTACTACGTCATCAGTCGGGGGCGGCAGTATGTCGGCATGAACGGTGTTCCGGCACCTCTCTCTGTTCGGGATCTGAGTGACTACCTGGCAGCCTACGGTGAGCGATATTCCCGCGAAGAGTTTGATGCTGTGATATTCGCCCTTGATGACGATTTCCGCAAAAGATGGGCAGAGCAGCAGGAAAGCTCAATGACCAAGTGATCTCGGGTGCTCGGTTTGTGATGAAGATTAACCACAGCGCGGGACGTCCCGCAGGAGCAAAAATGAGCACATTCACGCCTGCGGGAGCCGAGTTCGAAATGGTCTCAGTTACGTGTGGTATTTGCGCCACGGAATCTGCGAAGGCTGAAGTCCTGCAAGGAGTTTGGCCAGATCTTGCCGACCGTGATACCGGAAGGTTCCCCGCGAATCTTGTGACGCAAGAACAACGGGCACTCCTGGAAAGTGCGGCTGGAACGATTCGCGGACCGGCTGCGCTGCGCTAGATGACGACGTGTAGTGACAGCCAACATGACGCGGCATGGCCGCAGGAGTGGGATATGAGCAGCGAGTACAAAGGCCTTGCGAAAGAAGTGGCGGGCTTGAAGCGTGAGATTGAAGATATACAGGCTCGACTCAGCCAGGAGTCGAGCCTGCGAGTAGCCACAGACGCCTCAGTAGCGCATGCGGTAGGTTCAATCTCGGAATTTATCCGCGGGGGAAAGACGGCGGCTGCTGATCCAGAATAAGAGCAGCTGATCTTGCTGTTTCGATTACCTCGTTGAAAACTTTGTTCTTGCCGGTGCCGTCCTCGACATGTTTTTCGCGCATTTTGGCGATCAGGTCATTATAGAGGCCCAAATCAATAGCGTCCTTTTTGCGAACTGCGGCTATTAGCGCATTAATGATGATGCTTTGGGCGATGACTGTTTCTTTGAGTGCTTGGTCTGACACATTGACCTCCAGGTCATAAACGCGCCGAAATTGGCGCTCTCCCAGTCCTTGGGCTTGCAGGCAAAGGACTGGGGTTATCCGTTGGGTGAAGGCAAGAGGCTACTATCGGTGAGCGGCGGGGCGTTACTGTGGATTCGTACAGCACGCTTTGGTGCTTTCCGCCGATGGTGGTAGATTGCTGCCATCAAACAGGGAGGAGCGTTAATGTTCGGTGGATTTCTTGGGTTCATGGGTGTCGCAGTAGGCCTAGCGCTGCTGATTCTGGCGTGGCCAAAGGTTCCAACAAGGATGCCGATAGTCAAGGGCTCGGTGCTGACATTATCCGTCGCACTGATCGCAAACTTCGTCCTGTCTCTCTACTTGATGCGTCATCCCACCGCCGGAATGAAGGCCAACAGTTATGCCGCAGCGGCGGACGCCAGGAAGGAGCGGAGCCAGAAAGAGTGCAATGATCCCGTCAGTGCGTTCAGCGCCGTAACCCTTGAAGTAAAGCGCCGCCTCAAAGACCCAGATTCTGCCGTATTCCCATGGCCTAACGACCCCGAGGTCAGTGTTCAGCGGGTAGGCGGCGCCTGCACCTTTAGGGTCAGCGCGAATGTCAGGGCAAAAAACGCATTTGGCGCTTACTTGCCTAATCCGTTCGACGCGACCATCAGATTTGATATGACTAGAGGTGCGTGGGTATTGGAGGCGATCCAGATCTAGCGCAGTACAAAAAATCACGCAACCCGCTCCGGCGGGTTTTTTTTCGCCTGGAGAAACGTTATGACCCAGCAATCCAGTCGCCTGGATATCATCATCGATTCGCGGCAGGCGCAGCGTAATGGCGAGCAACTGCGCATCACACTGAACAACCTTGTTGTGGTTGGTGATCAGGCTGCCAACTCCATGTCTGGAGCTGGCTCGGCGGCTCGGGCGGCTGGTGTGGCGTTCGCGGCCCTCGGTGCCGGTCGAGTGGTCAGCGAGATCATTCGACTGACCGACGCCTTCAAGTCCATGCAGGGCTCTCTGGCGCTCGTAAGTTCATCGACTTCTGTAGCTGCCGATTCATTCCAGAAGCTGCTGACGATGGCGAACAATACTGGCAGCTCGCTGGAGTCGACTGTTTCGCTGTATACCCGCCTGGCCAACGCCACCCGAGGCGCCGGCTACACCACCGAGCAGTTGCTTGGGGTAACCGATGCCATCAACAAGGCGTTCGTAATTTCCGGCGCCACCATGCAGGAGGCTTCGAACGCCGCGATTCAGCTATCCCAGGGCTTGGCTTCTGGCACGCTCCGCGGCGAGGAACTGAACTCTGTTATGGAGCAGGGGCCACGCATCACCCGTGCGCTGGCAGAGTACCTGGGCGTCACCAACGGCCAAATTCGCCAGATGGCTGCCGACGGCAAGATCACTGCCGAGGTTGTTACCAATGCGCTTCTCAAGTCTCTGACTTCGCTGAACTCGGAGCTTGATCGCATGCCGCGCCGGTTTGAGCAGGCATCGACCGCACTGAAAAACAACTTCCTTGCTGCTGTCGGGCAGATCGACATAAATCCGCTTATCAGTTCGGTTGATGCGCTGGCCGACTCTCTGTCGAAACCAGAAGTCATCGACGGCATTCAGTCCATCGCGACCGGCCTCGGCAGTGTCGTTGCTGTCGGCGGTGATGGCCTGAAAACGGTGGTTTCCAACACCGATGCGTTGATGGCTATAACCGGTGCATACGCTGCAAAAGTTGGTGTCGGACTGGTCAGCTCTCTAGGGCTGGCGGTCAAGGCTAGATACGACCTAATCGTCGCGACACAAGCGCAAATTGTCACCGAAAGACAGGCCGACGTTGCGTCTACAGCCGCTGCCGCACAAGCTACCCGACGCGCTGCAACCGAAGAGGCTGCCGCTCTGGCGATTTCCCAGAGATCACTGGTCGAGGCTTCTTCTACGCGAGCCGCCCAAGCAAGCGCGCTTATCCGAATACAGGCTATCCAGGCTCAGCTGGTCGCGGATCGGGCTCTGGAGACTCAGCGGCTAAAGTCGCAGATCACCGAGACTGGACGTCAGCAATCTCTCGCTCGCTTAGCGGAGATTCGTCGGACCGAGGCTATCATTACAGCCCAACAAACTGCCGCACGGACTGCGCTAGCCCAGGCAACCAGTTCAGAAATTATCGCTCAGTCTGCTGTCACTGCTGGAAACGCACGACTGGTGACTTCGCGCGAAGCTGACACGCTAGCGATGAACGCTCAAAATGCCGCTCAGACTCGTCTTAACGCCGCGCAGAGCGGTGGTGCGAGGGCTGGCTCGGCGATCTTGGGGCTGCTTGGCGGACCTATGGGCCTACTGACAACAGCCATCACACTGGCTGCCGGCGCGGCAATCTACTTCGCGAGCAGCACCGATACCGCGACAAAATCGCTGATCGATCAGAATCTGACGCTTGAAGATCAGATCGAAAAGTTCAAACGACTGAACGCAGAGCAGAAGCAATTTCAGGCCTCCAGCTGGATGCGCGAACAGAAGAAAGAGGCTGAGGAGGCGGCCGATGCTCTTGAGTCATATAAGAACACGGCAATAACCGGTCTATCCCTTACAGGCGAGTCGGCTGGCGTATCAATGCGTCAATTCAAAAGCTTGTTCGAGGAGGTCGGAAATGGTCAGAAGCCGCTAGCCGATCTGACCACCTGGCTTGGCAGTAACACCAAGCTGTCCGCCGAATACAAAACGCAACTGATCGGCTTGGCCAATACCTACGCCACCAGCAATGAGGCATCTCAGCGCTACGGCAAACTGCTGGATCTCAGCAAGAACTCAGCGGATTCCGCTTCCGCTGCAACATCCGGCTTGGCGAAATCTCAGGCCGCCGTGGGCGCTTCGACAGAAAGCAATGCGCAAGCTTGGGCAAAATACATTGAGCAACTGACCAAGACCCGCGACCTGGTTGGCGCCAACGCAGCAGCTGAGGCGGCGTACACCGCAGTAAAAATGGGCGCCAGCGAGTCGCAGCAGGCTCAAGCCAAAGCCATCGCAAGCCAGACCGATCTTCTGAACAAGTATCAGGATGCGGTGAGGGAGAACAACAAGGTCGAGCAGGAGCGCCTGAAGGTTCTGCTGGTGGCGAGTTACACCGCCATGCAGGCCGCTGAGGATACGGCAGCCGCACAGAAGAAGGCTCTGGACGATACGGCAAAAGCGGCCGAAGAAAGTTCGGCCCGGCAAGTCAGCGCGATGCAGCGGATCATCGACAAGTCGATTAACCTGACTGCAGGTCGCAATCTGCTGCTGGTTGATCAGCAAAAGCAAGGGCTCAGTGGCTATGGGCTGCTGACAAATGGCGGTACCGCTCCAGCCGCACCGGCTACCCCGCGGAAAACGCCTCAGCAACTTGCCGAAGAGCAAATGGCGCAAATTTTGGCCGGCACCACGCCAAACAAGGCAACAAAAACCCCCAAGGGGCCTAGCGAAAAAGGTGAGCTGAACGCCGCATTGAGCGCCTTCGATGCCCTCTACAAAAAGGCAGACCCGGCAGCACAGGCTGTTCGAGATCTGACCGAGGCACAGGAGAAACTGCAGCTTGCCCTTTCGAAAGGGAAGATCACGCAGGAGCAATATGGTATTGCGCTTGGTCAGGCATCAAAGGATTACGCCGCAGTTATTGAAAAAAGTGGCGAGCTGAGCCAGGCCGAGCAGTATCGACTGCAGATACAGAAGCAACTCCAAACCCAGCAGGAAGCTGCCAACCAGGCAGCTGCTGCTATTGGGCAGGGAACCGAGGAGGCACAACGAGCCTCGGAGCGATTGAAGCTTGAAAGCGATCACAACGACCGAATCCTTGATCTGCGTACCAAGCTTGCCAGGGCGTCAACTGACCAGCAGCGCAAGGATTTACAGGATCAGATCAATATCACCGAAGAGCTATTCCCGCAGCAGGTCGCAATCATGGTGAATGGCTGGGCCAAAGTGGATAAGGCTCAGGCCGACTGGTCGAACGGTGCAAGGTCGGCATTTCAGAACTATGCCGAGCAAGCTGCTGATGTGGCCGGCCAAAGCAAATCGCTATTCACCAATGCCTTCAGCAACATGGAAGACGGCATCATCCAGTTCGTGAAGACCGGGAAGTTGTCATTCAAGGATCTGGCCGACGGCATCATCGCCGACCTGATCCGCATCCAGGTGCGTCAGGCGGCGGTGGGCATCTTCGGCACGCTGTTCAGCGGACTGGCGGGTGCTGGTGCATCTGCTGCCGGTAATGGCTTTGCCGCTGGATCGGCTGCAGCGACATCGTCGAGCCTGGGGGCTTCGGCGGCCGGTTACAGCTCGAAGTACGGCTTCTCCGACGGCGGCTATACCGGTGATGGTGGCAAGTTCGAGCCGAAGGGCGTAGTGCACGGCGGCGAGTTCGTGGTCCGCAAGGAAGCCGTGAGTCAGCCGGGCGCCCGAGAATTCCTTGAGCGCATGAACGCGAATACGAAGGGCTATGCTGACGGTGGCTACGTTGGTGGCGGGGCATCTACTTCAAGAGCAGCTACGTCTTC